AGTTGGAGAATCAAATAGGAACGGCATATCAAAGACGTGGGGAAGCCAATCAAAGCAAAAAGTTCAACAGGGACACAATACGGCAATTACACTCCTATCATAAAGAACGCAAGGAACGGGATTGGATTTTACACCGCTTTTTCTTTGAGCCGTTGCCGAAATGTAGAACTATGACAATGCCGGTCTAATGGTTGGCGGTCTGCCCAGTCTTTTGCCGCTGGCTTTGGCTGCTGCTGCACCGAGCTTGCCAATATCGCTCATGCGCTTGGCTGATAGCCTGCGAGCGCGTTCCTTGCCGCCCATGCTGGCAAACTGGCTAACCGTCATTGTGTTGGGGTGTTTCATGGTTAAATTAAGTTGAGCGCGGCAGGATTTGAACCTGCACCACACTTATCCGTTTAAGGAGTTCGTTTGGGTCGTGTGCTTTCATTGCATCTGAACGGCATTTTTCATTCTGCCACGCGCTCATATAGTCAAAGTTTAACCGGATAGTGCGCCGATAACGCCATTAACCAATCTCCGAGATGGAAACGGTTTGCATATCGTGTAAGCTGTGCTTCGTATGGTTCAAAGCTTCCGAATTGGTGCATTTGCATCCAATAATCATACGCAACTAGCGCAGCCATTTTTCGGACTGTTGCAAACTTATCCATCCCTAAAGCCAACCAGATTTGTGTTTCGATATTCATATTTTCATTTCCTTTCATGCTCAAGGTTTGTTGGCCTTGAATTCCGGCGCAGCCGCAGCCCGCCGGAGTTCGGGGTCAAAATCAGGCAACCGGCAAGGTGGACATTTGTTTGCGGACGTGCTTGACCATTAAATCTTGATTGCCGTCGCCAACCTCAAATCCGTCTTTGCGGTAGCTGTCTGCTGTATCATTTAATGCTTGGCGAATGGCCGGAATGTCGTTTATGTATTTTGAGGAAAGCCCGCTCGCCACCACTTCAACCAACTGGTTTATTTTGATTCTGTTTTTCATTTGATTCGCTTTTGGTTTAATTGTTTAACTGTTACGCCTCAAATCTACACCATGCCGCGCAGCAAGCAAGAGTTATTTAGCACTATCTTTCATTGATGGACAACAACTTACGCATTTAGCCTAAAACATCGTAAGATTATCGGAAGATTTATTTGACAAAATGCTGGCGGGGTGTAGAGTAATTGCACAATGCAATTTGATTCAATGTTTTTTGACAATATGTTCTCGGTCTTTTTAGGCCGTGGAACAGAATCCGGTCGCATTGTAAATCGGCGTGAGGCTAAACCCTTGCGCCGTTTTTCTTTGTTGCCGTGATTCTTAACTCTCGGCCTGTTCTTTGACTGGTGTTGAAAGCCCGAAGCCAATCGGGTGCTGGGTCAGATGGTAACGGCTCGCCAACACCCTTCAGAGAATAGACCACAGATTCAGAGCGGCTAGGAACATGATGGGATTGCTGGCCTGAATTAAAACCAGCAACGCTGACCAACTCGCAGGTAACACTCCGGCGACTTGCAAACGTGGCAGGATATACCAAAAACTGACCTGCTTAAAGATTGCCAGATATGCCCGGCTTTAGCTTGGCAGAACACAAGCTGGCAGGATGATTCAACGGCAAGCGTTATTGCCCGGCTCCCGATTGTTAAGACGTGCCGATAGCTTGAACCAAACCACCCGAAGCGAACGACCGAGCAATAGCCGCTCAAAGGTAGTCCAATCAAAGTAATGGTTGGATTATACCCTTCGCTCACTCCCTCGCAATTCCCACTCAATCACTGAAACCAACCCGATACAATCCCACCAACCACTTGAATCAAAACCCCTCACAGCCCATTTTGTACCGTTAAAGTTGCTTGACAAATTGATGATTTTAGCCGATAAGTGTTTAAATGGTCGCTGTTCCTCTTGAGTTAAAGCCCAAAAGACGCGGGAAATTCACCCCACAAGACATAATCAACGTTTGCTCGCTAATGGCCGAACAGGGTCATACCCAAGAGTCCGCGTGCTTACTGCTTGGCATCAAGCCTAATTCATTCGCAATTTGGAAGTGTCATGCAAAAAACCAGCAAAGGTTCACAAATCTGCTCGCGCACGCGAAGGCCATGCTCATAAACGGCTGTTTTGAAAACGGAATGGCAACAGGGGCAAAAGATTGGCGTTATTGGGACAAGAGACTTGAGAGGATAGCACCTGAACGCTTTGGCGCACAGCAATGGGCATCGGGGCAACCCATCACAGCCATCATCAGTGACCAAGCCATGCGCTCAATTATGGATAGGCTATATCCCAAGCAAAGCCAAGTGATTGATGTGCAAGAAGTTAAACGGGTGCAGGATAAGCAATAGTATGCTAGTTCGGGTGTTATATTTAATCACTCCTGCAATGTGTTGTTATTCAACCACTTAATAAGTGATGCACAATTATTCTACACAAGACCATGAGTTGCAATGGGTTAAAAAACAAGCACCTGCCACCCCTTGTCGTGCTTTCATCCTATGTCCTAAATTTTGGCTATGTATTGCCACTTGACAAGACATGGACATAGGTTAAAATAACTTATGGATTCTGGCCAATCTAATTTTCCGCCTGCGCCATTACCAGCAATGGTGATTCCGCCAGAATCTAGGCGTGGGCGGATTCTACATATTTGTATTTTGTGTGGAGCAAAGTTTTGGGGATATTCAAAAGGCAAGTATTGTAGCCATCTTTGCCAAACGAAAGGGTGGCGGAGAGAAAATCCTGAAAGATGGAGTCAAATAACAAAGAAAGGCCGAATTAAGTTCCGAACAAATAATCCTGATAAATACAAGGAAACTCAAAGAATCTTGCGAACAAATAGAAGGAGGCACATGTTACCAAGCCATCCCACAAGGATAGCGAACAGATTTAGACAGCGGGTCAGAGAAATCTTAAAAAGGTCTAAGAATTTAAAACTTGAACGGACAAATCGGTTAGTCGGATGTTCTTGGAAACAACTCAAGCATCATCTTGAATCTCAATTCAAAGATGGAATGAATTGGGGGAATCACGCAACATTTGGTTGGCACATTGACCATATCAGGCCGTGTGCATCATTTAACTTATCAGACCCGGAACAACAAAAACAGTGTTTTCATTACACAAACCTTCAACCTCTCTGGTGGATTGACAATATCAATAAAAGCAACAAATTGGATTGGAAGCCATGAAAAACCCAAACAATAACGATAAAGTAGATAATCAGGATGAGTGGCAAGAAAAGGTGAAGTCCGAGCCAAAAATAAATTTTGGGGTGGTATTAACCAAAGAACAAAGAAGGGTATTGGATGTGGCTATTGAACAGATAGACTATGCAAGGGGGAATGTATGAGCGATATACCATTACCGGCTAGTGTTGTGTCTTACAGGGATAAACAAAGGCAAAGTCAAGCAAGGTATAGGGAAAGACGAAAACTGAAAGACTCTAGTGTGGCAGAGCAATTAGTGGAGGCAACGGTTAAGGCTGGGATAAAGGCTGGCTGTCCTAGAGACCAGATGGAGAACTTCATTAAGGCGGGGATATTTCTACAACCAAAGCAATTAGAAATGGCAGCAGCGGCTAGGTCGTGTGATTCTAGGTGTTTGAAGTGTGAAGCATTGTATCAGAATGGGCTTCCGTTGGTTGATGACTGTCCTGATTGCGGTGCTACGGCAGTGGGAGTAGGCGGGGCAAGGGGCGGGGGAAAAAGTCAATGGATGTTCGCCCAAGTCTGTGCTGACGATGTTCAACGCTATTCGGGGTTAAAGGTACTGTATTTGAGGAAATCCGTTACAGCAGCTAGGGAACAGATAAGGGGACTACTTTTAAGCACCTGTAAGATGATTCAGCACAATTACAGGGAACAGGGTGGGACTATAGAATTCCCCAACGGCTCTTACATAGTTGTAAAGCACTTCAAGGATGAAAAGGATATTGAAAACTTTTTGGGACAAGAATATGACGTGATAGCCATTGAGGAGCTTACCACGCTCACATTCGATAAATGGAAGAACCTGATGACTTGTTTAAGAACCAGCAAACAGGGTTGGAGGCCGAGGTTTTATGGAGCTTGGAATTGGGGCGGAGTTGGTCATTTCTGGACAATGAAAGTTTTCTATGAGCCGTGGGAAAAGAAAACAGAACGGCAGACTCGTTATATTCTAGCCAGAGTGGATGACAATAAATTTAACAACCCTGAATATATCAACACACTAAAGAGTTTGACGGGGTGGAAATATAAGAGTTGGTATCTGGGCGACCCGCATTTCCAGTCGGGACAGTTCTTCACAAATTGGAATGAGGCACAACACGTTTATCCGAACAAGAATGTTAATCCAAGTCCGGTCATGGCCAAGAATTGGTATGCGTCATATGATTACGGATTTTCACACCCATTTTGTTTTCATCTTCACTTCAAAGATGAAATGGGAAATTCCTATACAGTTGATGAGGAACACGCAAATGAAACCGTGATTAACGAACAGGCAGAGAATTTTAAGGCTATGTTACGAAGGCATAATGTGGATATGTCAGACTTGAATTATATCGCCGCAGGTAAAGACTGTTTCAGCCGGAAACAAGACGGCAGGACAATAGCAATGGATTTCGAGGATAACGGGATTACACTTACACCAACAGAGATTGACAGGGTGAACGCTTGGGCGGTCATGCAACAGCGATTGGGAGATATTGAGAAGGGAATTAAACCGACGTGGTTCATCCATAATCGGTGTGTGAACCTGATTAGTCAGATACCAATGGCGCAGAACCACGAAACTCGGATTGGCGATATAGCAAAGATGAATGCAGACGAAAACGGGGACGGTGGTGACGATGCACTGGAAAGTGCAAGAAATTTTTTAGTGGCCGAACCTAGCGGGGTTGTGCGATTCGCTATGCCGGTAGCATTAAGTAGAAGTCCTTACCAG